GGAGTATGCCACCATTTTTATGTGAGGGGCCTTGTAATTTTCCAGGCTTCATTTTTTTAGACTTTCTCATGCGGTTACCCAACTCTTTGGTTTTTTCTTTTTCTTATACCAACCATCCTTCTTCTGCTCCATATTTTGAGGAGGATGAGAATACTTACAGGCATATGCCAACGCATCTATAGTATCATCGTGCGCCATCCTTGGTCCAAATGTAATGATTTCTCGCTGCAATTCATAATGATTTTTTTTCAAATGTATCTGCCCGACTGCAAATCTTTGAGCTAATATTTCTTGTATTCTATCTCTCTTACTCATTCTATTGCCTGGTATCTCAGGCTTGAAGCTTAAATTAAATACATTCCTCCTTCTCATCTCGCTATATATTGCCTGGAATATTGGTTTACTCATAGTAGTATCTTCAATAGTAAACATACTAGGGCTATAAAATTCATTTAATTCAAATATATAATCCACAATACCTTTTTTGCCTGTGCCTGGAATACCTAATACAGGTAATGTTCTATTCCGAACATAATCCAATACATATATATTATTATCTGGCGTTACTGCTATTGTAATTAATACGCTAAAGTCACTATTTCTTCGTGCGCTATCTGTTGCAGGATCTACCCCTATAAATATATTACATGGTTTAGGATCATCTCCCTCAGGCAAAATAAATGTTAGTCCAGTATCAGGGTCTTTTGTAAAGGTCCCATCCCAATATTTAATATGATCTCTTGTAAATAAAGAATCATCTTCACTCTGCACTTCCATCATATATTCCTGATAAAACTTATGTGGAGTACCACTATCAGCATAGAACTTCTTCTTACGCTCCATTTCTTTATGTCCAAACCATGAAGGCCATAATGGAGTTCCATCTTCTTGCAGCGCTTTATATGTGATTACTTTCCAAGAGAAGTCTTTCTTTTCTTTCGCAGCTTGATCGTGACCTACAAGTATCTTCTGAATAAACGAATCAAAGTGTACAGGAGTTCCATTTATTCTTAATCTTCCAGTTTTTGGTTCCAGGGCGGGAAAAACAACTGCAGTAACAAGATTCGAAATCTTTGCTCTACTCTCTGGAGTAACTGTGTTATTCTCATCTTCAAAATCATCCAGCACAATAAGATCATAACGTTTGTGTAATTTAGCTCCACCTCTGATTCCCGAAAGATTCGATTTCGAAATGAGCTTACAATTGTTTTTAAGTTCGATATCATCTTCTGTCCACTTCCTTCCCTTCAGGTCTCCGAAGTAGTATTTTATTTTATCATTATATTCCATATGGTATTTAATATAATCAAGGTTAGGAACGGATATCTTACTAGATGCTGCAACCCAACCATAGAATAATGGTTCATCTGCAAAGCAAAAATCATGCATAATACTGCATTTAGTAAGTACTGTCTTTCCATGTCCTCTTGGTAGGATTACTGCTAATTGTCTGTGGTCGTGATTATTAAGTGCATCGCATACTTCGTAATGAAAGAAAGGAGATTCACTCCTCATGAAGTCATCTGGTAGAAATAATTTACCAAATGCTATTAAATCTGAATGTGCTAATCTTAATTCTTCTTCTGCTTCAGAGATGTTTCGGCTATTTATATTAGCCATTATTCACCCCAAATTTGTTTCCATAACCAATCACCAGCATCGTCCATAGCTTTCTCTATTGCATATACACCTCCAGGACCACTAGTATTATACTGATATCTCCTAATAGCACCATCGGTTATTTGCCCTCTTAGACCATCAACGAGATGTGGCTCTAAATATCCTAGCTCAGATAATCTCTTTTGAGCAGCCCAGGTATCGTCTGCTGTACCATTCTGACTTAATACTTTTTGAAATAAATCATGATCCGTTTGATTCCAATTTTCTTGCATATTCTTTGCAATATCAGAACCCTCAGGCATAATTGAAGAATAGTATATCATATTTGAAGAACTCATTCTTCCTTTCACTGGCTTTTTATTTTCTGCCATCTGATAATTCCTTTCGTTCGACAGATTCTAACTGCTCCTTACTGAAGCCCTGGAATACTGCCCCAGACACTTGCTGCACACTTGTTGTAGTCTTATCTTCAAGATCCAGAATATCAGATAACTTAAATAGAGCTTTCAGCTTAGTATCATCTTTTTCAGCAGTTTGAGCTATGAGCTTTATGCCCTCCAGAACACCCTTCTCGTCAATGCCCAATTCTTCCAGTACAGGCTTCAATTCTTCTTTCATAGCAGTTCTAACCCTCTCTGTTTTTATTAATTGCCCTGCCTTTATATTTGCATAGCCAGGATTATTAGTAGGAAAGGACCTTATATACGCTTCTTTAGGGTCCATGCCCTTTGCCAAATTTAAAACAAATAATTCTTCTTTACTATTAAGTTTTGCCCTAGCCTCTACAGCTTCATCGGGATTTAAAGTACCACCTATAGAATATATGTTCATTCTCCTTGAAGTATCCATCTTATTCTTCTTAGTTACAAGGAATGTCCCAGTACAAGTACCTATATAATCAACTTGACGCACCTTGCCCTTAGCCTTTAGCATAGTGCCTTTACGTAGAATCTGGATTATACAGTCATCATCTGCTTTTACCCAATCACCTATGTGACCTTCCCTCCAGTCCTCTAAATAATGGATATTATCAGGAACCTCATCAGTACTATCAAATACTGAATGTTCCACTTTGCTTATTTTATATATTCTCATATAATATTATCTAAACCTCGACAGAGGTTTGGAAGGTTTCAAGTAATACCTACAATATCACTCTCAATACAATCAACTAAATCATCTTCAAGTTCAATCGTTTCATTATCAATATGAAGTACTGCCTTGCAATTATCTATATACTCTTTAATGTATTCAACTTCATCAGTAAGAGGATTATAACCTATTCTCAATACATATTCTTTCATAATACCTCCTTTATGTTAGATACAAGTTCCCCCTGAGTAATAAAACCCATAATTTTTTTAACTTTATACTTCCTTAAGACCAGTTATTACTCCCATATCTTAATTTATAATAAAGCAATTTCTATCAGTTATTGGGGAAACCTCTTGATCCTATATGGAGAGTAACCCAACTTCTGACCCCTACAGCAGAACGATTCGCACGGGTACTGTCTGGGTGATAATCTAATGATTACTGATGTAGTAATATATTATATATTGAAGCTCAAAACAAGAAGGTTTCAAAAATAGTAGGATTTTATCGTGTGGCTTTATTTACAAGTGTACCCCCTTATCAGTGGTTTTTCACTATCGTTTTTACGTTATTTTTGATTTGTTTTTTTGGATTCTTTTTAGATGTTATTTAATGATTAATTAAGGAGAAAGTAAATGAGTACTAAACTATACACAGGCTATGAGAGAACTAACAGGGTCAAGCTGCCTGATACTAAGACCACAGTAGATATATCAACAACTAATGGTGCAGCTATACTAGGATCAATAGCTAGGTTTGCTAGTCAAGCAAGAGACCCAGAGGATATTGTGAATGCTATGCAATTGTCTGAGAGTATTGACTTGATCGATGGAACAAAGACAGCTAATGTTGTTGTTGGACGTAGAACTATCACTGAGGTAACTGATGCACAAGGACAGGTTCATGAACTAGATGATCCAGCTAGTGTTGATGTATACTGTAAGAATGGTTGTACTATTACAGGAACTAAGCATATTGATATTATGGGATAATTGTATTGGGGGATTAATTTCCCCCTTTACTACTTATTAATTGGTGTATTACTGGGAGTTGTCCGAAAAGAGATGAATTATGTTGCACACACAGACACACAGAGTATATATACTATAAACTTATACCAAACAAGGGAGGTTAACAAAGATGGCTAATTATAGTGATTATGATGATAATAACAATAGAATAACACCATTTAGAAGTATACGTGTAAGTAGAGCTGATAGATTATTATTGGCTACAACAGGTAGTAACAGACATCAGTATCGTGATAATAATGGATACTATCATTTAAGATAAACTAACAAAGGAGTTGACAATGTGGATATATATTAAGGGTAAATCATATAATTTCAATCATATACTTCAAGTATCAGGCGAGGTTACGAAGTTAGGTAAGACATACTTATCATTAATAGATACAAGAGGTGTTGAGGTTAGAATACAATTGGGACTAGATGAGATAGAGAATATATTAAATACGATAAATGATGAAGTGTTCGGTGATTTAGAATTACTTAAATAAACTTCAATGAAGAAGTCTATGGTCGTCATCCCTATAGAACTAAGAATGATCAACTTGGTGTACTATAAAAGGACGTAAAGAGAGTAAATAACTTTGTGGGCAAACATGATGAATACATAGTCTAGTGAGTAACGCACCATAGCAGTGAAAACTAGACATTAATAATAAGGAGTTGATGATGAGTGAAAAGAATAAAATTGCTAATAGAATTAATGCTAGACGTAAACAAATAATACTTAAAAATGCTGCCAATGGGTGTTGGTGGCTTGAAGAGTATTTTAACCAAACAATAAGGAGCAGAGCATGAGTGAAGGAGCATTAGAATATACATTAATCAAAGAGACTAAGGTTAATA